GGCCAGGACCCACAAGCTTTTATTAAACATATGACTATATCACTCGACAACTTGGGTTACAAGATTAAACCACTCTTGCGAACCCGTGGCGAGTGTGTCACTTTTCTTGCGCGGTACTACGGTCCTGCGGTCTGGGAGGGTGATACGAATTCCATGACGGACCCGTTGCGAGCAATCCGCGGGTTTTTTCTAACTACGATGTCGAAAGACGCTCCACAACTTGTGGTGGCCAGATGTAAGGCAATGTCAGCTAGAGTGATGGATCTGAACACACCGGTGTTCGGTCACATTGTTCGCCATTACCTGCGTTTGACTATCGGAGTTAATGTGGATAAGTTTAGGGATAAGATTCTTGTGAATCGGTCGTATAATGAAACGGGGGCCTTGAGCTATTATCCCGAAGGGGATGGTGTTACGGACTTTCTGCCAGCACTGATGACGTCAGAGACATTGGTGAAGAATGTGGAGGAAGACTGGATGTGGGACATCATCCAAGAGCAGTTGGGCGGAGCTGATCTTACTAAGTTCTTCGAGTGGTGCGACTCTAATGAGATTGACTGCATACCATTGTGTGCGCAAGCTCCGGAGTTGCCACCCAAGGAGGAGAACATGATTGACGGAGCAGTATTGATCAATCAAACACCCAGGGAGGACGTCCTGGACCGAGCAGCGCAGGGGGTTAAAGACCCTATTGTGAAGCAGGCCATCTTAGATGCTGTAGACCGGCAACAAGGTGAGGAGGACGCGCAAAGGGAAAGAGAGATCGATGAAGCTCTAAGTGAAGAAGATGACGGTGCTGGGGTCAGTGGACCGGCGCCCCCTGTGAGTATTCTGAAGGAGGCAACTCGTAAGAACACAGCGAGGGCGGAAACAGCTCACCTACAGAAGAATGTGGGTGTCAGCACCCCCGGAAAAGAGCGAGCTCAACCGCTTGACCGGGACGTAGCACAGACGAAGAGATGTCGTTTTGGTGCAGCGTGTAAGAAGAAAGATGATTGCAAGTTTGACCATACGCCTGGTGAACCAGGAGCTTGCAGGGAGTATAAACAGTATGGTAAGTGTAAGTGGGGTGCTAAGTGCAACTTTACACATAAGGAAGGACTAGTGCAAGGCGGTCGTGAGTTAGTGCCTAAGGGTGCTTGTAGAAATTTTTACCAGACTGGTAAATGCTCATTCGGCGTCAAGTGTAAGTTCAACCATCAGGCGAAGGAGCCTGAAGCTGTGCAGCAGCAAGTCACCGTCACGACGCGCGAACAAGCTCAATTAGCGCGTGCAGTGGCGAGTGTTAAGGCCAACCCGTCGATACAGCGGAAGGCCAAGGAAATTTCATCTATGGCAGCGACGACATACGCGGCCATGGCGGCAGCATCTGTGTCAGACACGGCTATCGCCAAAGCACGCGAAATGCGTGCAGCAATTACCAATCAATTAGGGCCACAGATGGTCGCCCAAAAGATACAGTATGGTAGTTTGAAAGGTGAAATAGCGATTCAACGCGCGGTCGAGCGACACAGTGTCGCCAGTGGTAAAGCACCTAGTGCACAGCTAACTACCACTGACAGCGCAGTTCAAAGCAGCGTGGTGGGCCCAAGAGGGGGCCCATCGCGCTGCTAAACGCCGCTAGGCTCCGGCGTTCGAAATTTGTTCAACATAACGAATAACGAATTTCAAGTTTACAAGGACCAACAATGGATTCGCGGAAAATGGACTTTTCCGCTGGACAACGGCGCAACAATCGCCACAACAATATCGTCGCTTTGGAAAAGCAAATGGACAGGTTAACAGACGGTGGACTAACGGACGCAGGCAAGCAGTTCGTAATAGCCGCAGCTGACGTGTTCCACGACCGAGAACTAACGGTTAATGGTGTACCTGATTATCGAACTCATCGAACAATCACACAGAAAATTATGAGGACAACTACGTTCTCCAGACCCTCGGAAATTTCACCAGGGAGTAACTGGAACCTCAATATTTTCTCAACACCTTCTAATCTCACCGCGCAAGCCTGGCTAGCAGCCAATCAGGGCGATGCGGTGGTGCCCCTAACACCATATGATGGGGTACTTCTTGGAGATGGGATTGGGCAGTCTGGTACAATTACCATGTCTACCTCAAACGCAGCCAACAACATTATTTACCCACCAACGGGGACAGATGTTAGGCTTTCTGGATTGTCACCCTCACAGTACGCGGGGCGAACATTCACTAAACCGGCTGATAACTACACTCAGGGCCAACATCGCTGTTTTGCAGCTGGCTTTGAAGTGTCCATGACGGCAAACTCTCTCAATGACGGTGGAAACGTCATCGTCTACAGACAAGCAGCGTCTGCACAAGAAAGCATGGGTACAGTATTAGATCCCGTACGAGCAGCAGTAGGAATAGCCACTGTCATCGCGCGGGGGCCACCACACACAGTCGACGAGGCAATGTTATTGCCTGGTTCTAGACGGTGGCCTGCGAAATTGGGTTGTTACGTCCCGCTCATGTTAGCGGAGAATGACCTACCGTTTCGCCAAATGAGGGGACAGTTCTTACAAGTCTCCTCCGATACCATCCCAGAACCGAGCACAGGCACGTTCGGAGTAACACAAAGACAAGATTGGCTGGTGTGGCCGTCCCCCGGAATAGCTTTCGCGGGCCCACCTGGCATTTCTACTAACCTGTTTCACTGCTCTGGTGCCTACTTTCAAGGCATCAACTCTGAGGCAACGTTAACGGTCGTTACTTGCTTTTACATGGAGAGAGAACCTAGTGTCACTGAATCTGATTTAGTTGTGCTAGCACGCCCTTCACCACCTGCCGACGAGTTGGCGTGGAGGGTCTACAGCGAAATGGTAAGGACCATGCCAGCAGGCTGTCCTGTTGATGACAACGCGTTTGGCGCGTGGTTTCTTGCTCTATTAGGAGGACTGGCAGCAGATGTCGCCCCCTATGTTCTTAAGGCAGGAAGGGAGTATATGGACTACAAAATAGGATCTAGAGTTGTGAACGCATCTAATGGTTCACCCGCTATTGCCCGTATACACCAACCACACACCACTACAACTGTAATCACCACAAAACCTAAAAAGTCGAAAGCGAAGAAACGAGCCGCAAGGAAGAAGACAATCTACGGCCAAAACATTCGTACTATAAAGGTTACCAAACGTTAAGCACAATATGGGAGTATGAGATCTCAACACAAAACTTACAATAACGACTGGTCAATAGCCAGCCAGTTTGAAAAGTAAACAAACAACGCCTAGTTGACGAACCAACTTAGGAGCCAGCATAAACAATACCTCACTTCTATTATGAGAACAAGATCGGTCGTTCGTGACCACTATCTGTCGGAAAGTATCTGACGCCCACCAAACATGTGGGAGGTTCTCGTTGCAAAACAAAATAATAGAC